GCCAGTAGACGGCACGCGAAACTCTGCAGCCATCGTCAACGTAGGTGTGCCGGCAATGGCCGACTCTGACTCATACGAAGTCGTGCCAAGCACTTTCTCGATTGCTGCTGCCGCCGTTAGCCGCGCATTAGTCATCGTGCGTATGCCTGACGGCGGTATGTCCTCTGCTGGCAGATCGTAGCGCACGCCCATCGGCCACGGCCCGTATTTAATTGTCTCCGCAGCTATCGGCATTAACTGGCCTCGACCACCAACGAGTTGTCCGTGCGCACCATGTACGCATACGATTCATCCGAGGCTGGGAAACGCCTGTTGCCCTGCTGGGCGAGGTTCTGGCGACGCATGAGCTGCACCACGCGACCCAACTCAGCCGCCTCGCGCTGCGCTCCACCCTCGTCGCCCTTCTCCTCGTAATACAGTTTGGCCGCACCGTAGACTAACGCCGACTCAGCAATCTGCGGGAATCCCAACGACAAAAACGTGGAACTGTCATTGCTGGACGTCCATTCGCTTACGGCCATCTGATACCGCACGCGAATCGTGACGTTGGTGTCTGACGGCGTATAATACAACTCTATTACAGGGTAACCCGTAGTCGAATCAACGCCGCCTACAAACACCTTATACACGTTGCCCGTTAAAGACCGGTCCTCGTCGAGCAGGTCGTATTGGTCTGGCCCGACGATCTCTAACGGCCACTCATCTGTTTCGTTGACGAACGACCACCAGTTTGTGACCGAGCCACTGACGGGCGTGTAAACGCGCGTGTTTACCGAACTGGAGTAGGTTGCCGTGACACCGCTGGTGCCACCCGTAATCGTTTCTGACGCGGTAAAATCGCCACTCTCGCTATAGATATACACCAGCCCATTGGCCGTGTCGTGCGAGTCTACAGTAGCTGTAGAGCCGCTCGTGCCGCCTGTGATCGTCTCGCCCACGGTAAACGTGCCGCTGGCGCCGGTGACAGTAAACGTCTTGGTCGTCTTGAACGTGGTCGTGCGGTTCAACCACCACCACTTTAGCAGATTAGCTATTTCTATGGCGGTAAGGTTGATATACTGACGCGCACGGTTTTTGAACGTGGCGTTGCCACTATCCAGCCCGACGCGATCCAGTACTAATGTGATGCCATCCGATAATGTCATTCAGCATATTTCACGATGTTGTGATGTTGACCCACGCACCCGCTTTGTAGACCTGCAGCTCGTCGTCAGTCGTGTTATAGATGATCCAGCCGTTAGACGCCGTCAGCGCATCGCGCGCCGCTGTCGTTAAGGCCGGCGCCGACAATACCTGCCCTATCTCCACCACGTCGAACTGTGCTACCGTGCCAAACGTAGTAACCTGTTTGACGCGCCCGGCAATAGATGGCGATTGGCGTATCTGCTGCATTACGCTATGGCTATGCCCTCATCCTCTGGCATCACTTGATCGGCTGCAATGTCAAACCGGACGTTGCCGTCCATCTTTTGCCCGATCTTATGACCGTCTAAAAACTTTTTATAGTTTTCGGACAGCAATAAACGACCGTCACTGTCGCGCAGCGCCTCGGCCTTGTTGTTGGTATCACCGTTGGCGCCTTTATACATTAACAGCCACGACGCCGGCAATGGACGAAACCCCTTAGGGTGCGCCACTTCAACGCCGCCATACACGCGCAGCGCAGGCTCTTGGGTATAGTCGCGTTCGTAGTTGCCAATAGCCGGCCCCTTGCCCGGGCCTAACCCAAACAGGTCGCGCGTCTGCTCGTTGCTCGCCAGCAGGTCAGCCAATCCCACAGCTACAGACGGGTCTGCTTTGGCCTCAGCAATCAACTGCTCAATCAACCCTGACGGCTTGCTTTGCGGCTCGACCTGCTCCTCGACGTCCACTAACGGCTCAAGGTCGCTGTTGGCCTCATCAACCAGCGCCAACGCACTCTGATCGGGTTCGCCTTTAGTCGCGCCAATAGGTTGGCCCATTTCGTCAAACTCTGCGGTTGCTGCACTTCTACGCTTTGCCATATATGCCTATGCGGTTTGTAGGTGGGTGAGGTCACTTGCCCCACCCACCCGATTAAACGCTACGGTTAGTTGCTCGCGTCCGTCACAAACGGATGCGTGATGCTCGACAACGTCGTGCCTCCCGCATCTGCCGCGACAGAAAACGCGCCGTAGATCAAGTCGCCGGCCACCGCTGCGTCGTCAACCGACCCAGCCGTCGCCGTCAGATACAACACAGCACCGTCAGCAACGTCGCCGCTGGTGATCGGGACCGTGCCGTCAACGCAATACCAACCATACTGGCTGGCAACGTTAGCAGACATCGCCACGCCAACCTTGCCCTTGGCATTGGCCGAGGCGCGCGTCGTGGTAAAGCCAGCGCCGTCAATGGTCACGAGGTCGCCGGCAGCAGTGCTGGCAGCGCCGAGACAATAAACGAACTCGCCCGTACCACGAGTGGGGTTGTTCAGATCAACAGCCTGCACGCGCGTACCGAGCGGTGCCTCTTGATAGGTAGACGTTTCGTCAATGTCCTGATTGAACGTCGGCCCGTTTACGATTTTATACGCCATTAAGTTTCTCTCCTCTTAGATGCCGGTGATAGCGGTCGCAACACCGAGGCGTCGGCGATTATTGGTTATTTGCTGTACACCAGCGACCATGTAGGAAAGCTGCCCGAGCTGACCGCTGCTCTGCAGGGAGACAAACGGCGTTTTCTTGAAGTTGGCCTGACGCATGACACGCAACTGGTGCGCGCGCTTGTCAACGAAATACGCGTGCGACGCAGCAATGTCATCGTCAGCAATCACGCTGGCGCCCATGTAGCCGGGGAACTCCTGACCGTTAAGCCCATTGAGCTGCGTGCCGCGCAGTTCGACATAACCCTGCGAGGTCAACGCAACGCGATAGGCGCCGGCGATGGAGTAGGTCGTGAAAATGGCGTCAGTGCGACCGCCCTGCTTGCGGACCGAATCCATAACGGCATTAAAACGCGTAACGCCGTCAAAAATGTTGGTGGTCGTCTGCGAGAGGAACGTCGTTGCTGTGGTGTCTTTCTGGTTCTGCCAGAAAGTGCTGGTGCTGCTGTCGATACCGCCGACAGTACCGGTGCCGGCGTCGGCGATAATATCCTGCAGGCCGAGCATGGACTTGCCCGACTGCGCGCCGCAGGCATCTTCGTTAATGGTTTTCAACAGCGAGTTCATGGCGTTGTCGCCAAGACCGGAGAGCAGGTCAAAAATCTCCTCGGCTCCGCTGTTTTCCCAGTTCTCCGTATCGCTCAACACAATCGGCACCGCGTAATAGCGCCGCTTGTAAAACGCCGACTCAAACGGATCGCGGGGCGACTTGCTCAGAGGATCGTACTTATCAAACGCCTCGGCAGTGCCGGCGCTCGACTCGAGCAAAATCTGGATTTCTTTCCCGCCGCCATCTACCATCATGCTGCCACCACCACGCTTACGCATGGCGTCGATGACATTGTAGGGCTGAAAAATGTTATCCACCGTTTCCGGTGCTATGGTGCGTCGCGTGGACGACCATCTGCTATCCCAAACTTCAGAAGTGGTCTGTGCCATTCTATCCTTCTATTGTTCTTGCCTACTCGAACGTCTGGCGAATCTCGGCCAACGCTGCATCCTTCGATATTACCCCGGTAGCGGGTGCGCGAACGCCGGCTGATTGGCCGCGTGTCGCTGCGCCCACTTTGGCTTGCTGCCGCTGCGTGCGCTGCGTCTGGCGTGCCTCTCGCGCCTCGTTTGCTGCGCGCCCCGTCCAACGGCTCAGTAGATCGGTCAGGGTGTATCGTTCGCCCGTTGCCGGGTTTATGCGATTCAGGAAACCCTTGTTGTTTCGTAGAAACTCCAACGTCTCTGGATCGGACGACACACTGTCCCCAAACACCTCAACAGCCTCAGCAATCTGTTTCTGCATAGCCTGCTCATATTGCTGCTGACTGTTTTGCTGCAACTGCTGCAATGTTTCGCGCAGTTGCCCGATGCCATCTAAGCCTAACTTTTGAGCCTCTTGCTGGAACGTCTGCATAGCCAACTGCTGCACATACTCAATGCCGGCGGCTTGCTCCATAAGTTGTCGCTGCTGCTCTGGATCGGTTGCCTGCATCGCTGCGCGTCGCAACGACTCTGCATCACCCCGTGACTGTTCCTGCACCGTAGGCGCCTGTGGTGCCT